AGGATGTTGATGGTTGCCAGTTTGCCTGATCTGTTGATGTTGAACTGTAGAACCACAGACTGTCTAGATCGTCGGGACGCCTCAGCGCAGAAACCAGCCTGGGGGCAAAACTAAATTTTATCTTTATTGATATGGAATATCTTTCGTGAACATGTTTTTTCTGAGTTGAGATCTTGAGATCAGGGAATCTGTTCTTGAGTTTTGAAATCATTTTTGGATACTACCTTGAAGAGTTTATGAAAATACCCAGGCCATTTTAGATGTATAAAGGTTAGAGTTTGTTCGTCTCGAACCAAAACATGGTTACTGGAGCTTACTGAAATATGAGTATTTGCGAGATGGGGGTCGCTTTTTGCATAATTGATTTGTTGTTTTAGCGTTCTGCACAATTTTGTTGAATCTTTCATTTGATTTTCAAAATCCATCAGATCGCCAAGACGGATCAGTGTGCTTTTAAAATACAGCTGATGCTGATATTCTGTATTTTTTGTAAGCATTTTTTCACCAACCTGCAAACTATCATCCACTGCTCGAACTTTTACGTCCATCAAAGTCATGATCTTCTTCAGTTCGTCCAGCATGGTTAAACAATTCACAGCCTGGTCTGGGGTCAAAAACAAAGTCAGTTTGTCTATTTGTTTGATCCGGCAGATTGCTTTGTTTTCTTTAATCCAGTGGAAAAGTTGCCTAAGCACCTCGGCATTGACCATTTGGCCACGATATTTCATCACAGCATCAACTGGATGCTGTGATGAAACCCACTTCGAAGATCTATAGTTATATTTTAACGTATTATACAGAATAATAATACAAGGAGTTTTGATATCAATGGCCACTGGCAAATTGTTATAAAAATGCTTATTGGTCACTGATATCTGAAAGTTAGGAAACTGCTTGGTCAGTGTGGACCACATTGGGGTTATTCTCCAGTATCAGAAGCTGATTGTTTTGCCAATCCAACCAAAGTTTAGTACCAGTTGGGATTTCATCAAACAACAGCTTCTTGCTGAGTGGCAGCTTGATCAAATCATTGATCTTGCGGTATAGTGGACGGGCACCCATCTTGGGATCAACACCAACTTGGATAATGTGATCAATCAATGATTCTGTGGGCACAACTTCAACTCCGCGATCACTGAGTAACTCATTGATTTCCTTAACGAACTTGATCACAATCTTGCGGTAGCTCATTGAGTCCAAACTGTTGAACTTGCAGATTCCGTCCAGTCTGTTGCGGAACTCGGGCTTGAAGAAGTCCTTGATTGCAGCGCCGTCATCCTGTTTGGCCAAGTCCTGCCCAAACCCAATGTTGTTGCGTTCCATGTCAGCAGCACCCAAGTTGCTGGTCATCAGAATCAAACAGTTACGACAATCAGCCTTCTTGCCATTGCTGCCACTCACAAGACCATCGTCCATCATCTGTAACAGAACCTGCAACACGTCAGGGTGGGCTTTTTCAACTTCGTCAAACAGCAAAATACTATTGGGTTCTTTTTCAATATCACCCACCAGCAAGCCACCGCCCATCTTGCCGTCATCGTGCCCAACATATCCAGGAGGTGCACCAATCAGCTTGCTGATGCTGTGCTTTTCCTGATACTCGGTCATGTCGTAACGGTGAAGCTTCATCTGCAAGTTTTCTGCTAGCAGCTTGGCCAACTCAGTCTTGCCCACACCAGTGGGACCCACAAACAGGAAGCTGCCAATGGGCTTGGTGGGACTTTTGAGGCCTGCGCGGCTGATCAGAATCTTTTCAGTAACCGTGTCCACAGCACTGTCCTGACCATACAGTTTCTGCTTGATATCAACATCCATGTCACGCAACTGAGTACGCTTGGTCTGCGTCAGCTGGTCCATCGGAATACGAGTGGCGCGGCTGATTTCCTGCATGATTTCTGTACGGTTCACACACCAGCCACCAGCATCCTGCACCTTCTGTTTGGCACAGGCTGTATCAATCATGTCAATGGCCTTATCTGGCAGCTTTTTGTCAGTCTGATACCGTACGGTCAAATCCACAGCAGCGTCAATCGCCTCATCTGTAATTTTGCCGCCGTGGAAGTCTTCAAACTTGCTCTTGATCCCTCGCAGAATCAGCTTGGCTTCAGCTGGCGTGGGTTCATCCACTCCCAGTCGATAGAACCGACGCATCAAAGCACGATCCTTTTCAAAGCTCTGGCTGAATTCCTCCCAGGTGGTGCTGGCGATCACTTTGATTTTGCCTTTGCTAATGGCCGGCTTGATCATGTTAGCAAAGTCCGGGCCGCGATCAGCACCACCGCCTGCACCTCTCATCTGATGCGCTTCATCCACAAACAGAATGCACTTGCCCAGTGAGCTCAGACTATCTATTACTTCCACCAGTTTTTCTTCAAACTCGCCGCGATATTTGCTGCCTGCCACCAGAGTGCCGATATCCAGATTCCACACGGTCCAATCTCGGAGGTAGTTGGGAACTTCTCCATTCACAATGTTCAGTGCCAGACCTTCAGCCAATGCAGTTTTACCCACACCCGGATCGCCCACCAACAGCACATTGCTCTTGTTGCGTTTTGCTAGTACCTGGGTGATTTCAGAAATTTCAGTTTCTCGCCCAATCACTGGGTCAATACGCCCGTCCCGAGCTTGGTCGTTGAGATTTACACAGTATTTTTCCAGACATTCCAGTGCTTGTTTCTGATCAATTTCTCCGTGACCACTTTTATTTTGTTTGTGTTGCTGATATCTCTCAGCGCAGAAGGGTTCAAATTTTTCTCGTTCTACGCCATACTTGAGTAGAATATAAGAGGAAAAACTGCTGGTTTCGTGCATAATGGCTGTGTATAGATTCAGCAACTGTAGCTGATCCTGGTTCTGAAACATAGCCTGACTAGCAGCCCGATTAAAAATTCGCTCCAAAGACGCAGTGCGAGTAGGAGTAGTATCAGGCGTTTTGGATTTTAGAGTACGATGATTCTCCAAATAAGTCTTGAGCTCTGACCCCAGGTCATCAACATCGACACCAAAATCTTTTAGTACCGTTTTGAAATTTCGGTAACAGATCATGCTATAAAGCAAATGTTCTGTAGTCACATATTGATGGTTCAGAGCGTTAGCATATTCCACGGCTTTACTGAGTACAAGTGTAATTTCTGGATTATCTTTTAGCAAAGTATTTTCCTTTAGTATTAATGATAGCAATTGTCGGTGCCATTAGTCAAAACAAATTAGCTCAAAATACTCTTTAGTTGCTCTTTTTGGTCATCTGTCAGTTTAGGTAACTCAATGTGAATTTTTATCATCATGTCTCCTCGCTGTCGACTAACACGATTAAAACCACCCTGACCTTTGACTCTCAATATTGTGCCTGGTTGGCAAGCATCAGGTACACGGATTTCCAGATTTGATCCAAAAGGATCACGCACTGCGACAGAACACCCGATCCAGGCATCAACCACAGACAGTGTTTTTTCTGCATAAAGATCCCCGTTACGAAGTTCAAAATTATCATAGGGCTGAACACGGATTCGTACATAAAGATCGCCGGGTGGCAGTTTGGGGTTAATTGTACTACCCTGGCCACTGTATTTCACAGCATCTCCAGTTTGAGAACCAGGCGGAATAGTGATATTAACGGTGCGAGTTTTTCCGTTGTCATCGATCTCAATAGTTTTAGTGCATCCCTGAATATGCTCTGCAACTGTGATCATAATGGCGGCTTCAAAATTGGGATTCGCAGGTCTATACCCAAACCCCTGTGTGCTGAATTTTTCAAAGATTTCTTTAAAGAAATCTTGTTCATTGAAATTTGAGAAAGGATGTGAGTTCTGACTATGTGTTTGATTTTTTTGGGGATTGGTCAGCTGCTGATAAGCGTTTTGTATTTCCATAAAACGATCAGGATCACCACCTTTGTCGGGATGATGATCCTTTGCCAATCGTCTGTATGCCGCTTTGATTTCATCTGCTGAAGCAGTCTGGTCTATCCCCAGTACTGTCCATGGATTGGGCATGTTTACTTGTTGTCTGCTGCGTTCTTGGCTTCCTGAATTTCAGCTCTGCGAGCCTTGGCCAGTTTGCCCATGTCACCCAGTGCTTTGCGAGCACGAGCGGCAGCAGCCTTTACTCCCTTGCTTTCAAACTTCTCAGTTTCAGCAACATAAGTCTCATAAGCAGAAACAATTTGTTCATGTAGTGTCATTGATGTTTATACGCTCCTCTGAATAGTTATTTTGTTGAATACTCTGTGCTGAAAAATTCTCGCTAAAACCGTTTGGCTTTGGGAAATCCAGATTTGCTTTTTACTGGTGTGTCTGGAGTGGTATCCACACTGATGTTAATTTGTGGTTGTACATAGGGCTGCGGCGCTGGCTGTGCAACCGGTTGCGGCGTTGGTGTATATACTGGTTCACTGTAACCGGGATTTACGCCAGGGTTAGCAGGCATCTGGTTAAACTGTGGTGGTGTGTTTTGTATGGGCTGAGGGAACTGACCAGTGTTAAACTGATTGTTCTGCGGCGGCACATACTGTGGAATCAGTGGACCAGTTTTTGCGTTTGTATCCCAACTACCAGGCATTTCGGGCATTCCGCCAGTGTCGGTACCAGAAATTTTTTCCTGACCTCGGCTCCAAGCACTAACACCAATCACAGCACCCATGGCAATATGAAACATGCCGCCACCCTGGATGGTTAGTGGTTGCCACTGTATGTAAGGTTGGTGAGTTGCTACACTATAGATTCCTAACAGAATAGGCCCTAGCATGAAATCAAATAGAACAATAATAGCATAGTTCCAGGCCATAAGTGGGCGCCAGAGTTCTTTAAGATAGCCGTCCACGCTCTTGTATTTTTCGGCTCGTCGAGCAATTAAACCCATTGTAATTCTCCTTGTTTGAATTTTACCCTTGAGGCATTACTATGCCATTCTTAAATCGTTCCAGTGCAGCCACATACTGTACCATACTGTGACTGTCCACATATCCCAGCGTATCGTCAGTGGCTGCTCTTTTCCAAGCAGTGAGACGATCCCATTCTCGGTTGAATACATTATGGTTAGGTACCACGTTACCCCAACTGTTGATGTAATGCATTTCACCAAAATGCCCGTATCCCATAAGCACTCCAGGGCTACGAGGAACTATGTCCATATTATTGACCCAGCGATGATGTTCAATACCAGCACAAGTCAAACGACTGCCCAGCATACTAAATGCACGTGGCGCCCCATAGGTATAAAGTTTTTGTGGTTTAATCATTTCAGGATCGTGTAACATGCGCACAGCCATGATGCTGGCCATTGCTCCGCCCAGACTATGTCCAGCAAAAAACACAGGCTTATAACCATCTTCCAGGATGTGATGTTTTACTTCATCCCAAAGATTGTCCACGCTCTGGCGAAATCCTGCATGTACCATACCCAAACGAGGTTCTTTAGCGTACCAGACTTTGAGGTCAGCTATTGCATCACGTGGGTCAGATACTTCTGTTCCACGACATACCACAATGTTCTCGGTGCGATTTTCCAAAATGTATCCCTGAGAACCATTACGATCCAGGAAAGTTACATTGGTGTACCCTAGTTTTTTAAATTGTGGACGAGCTTCTTTGGGGGCTTGATAACACAGTCCACTTAACACTGCAAAAAACCAACTCTGTTCAGCAAAGGAAAGGTCTTTAACTCCAGGCATTTTTGATCTCCTTTTGGTATATTATATTTACACCATTTGAGACCAAAATAGTATAGTGTTATTTCTTCACATACTGTGGTATCAGTTTAGCCAGCCGTTTTTTAGCACCAGCGGCTGGTTGAGTGTTATTGCTAATAGGATTGGCTGGTGGTGCAGCAGTGGGCGCGGATGCGGGTGTTTCGGCAGGTTTGGCCACAGGCGTTTCGGCAGGTTTTGTGACTGGTGTATTGGTTTGTGCAGCCTGCATCTGAGCTATTATACTGGCAGGAGGAGTTAGGCTTTCTGGATTATCCGGAACCCCATAGTAGCTCTTCAATGCGAAAATCACTGATTTTTGTTGAGAAACATAACCGCGTATCTTGGTCATGTTAATGCTTAGAGCTTCGTAACCTTTTTCATCCAGTGCAAAAAATACTGGTTGTAATCCACTGTCTTTGATTTTTTTCATTTGTTCCTGAAAGTTGGATTCCGTAACGATTTGCCACCGCATACCGTCCAGTTGTAGTGGCGGGATAGCAGGCAGATCAATGGGTTTTCTGTCAACCGGAGCAACTTGAACTTGAACTTTGCGACTAAAACAACTACTTAGCAGCAACAGGTTTAGGCTGAGCAAGCAGGTCAGGACAAAGTGAATTGGTGATTTTGCCATTGCGTTCTCCTTCGGATAGTGGACTGCCAGTTAATAGTTCAAAGCACCTCAATTGTTCCAACGTACCACGGTTTACTGCTCGTTCTATGGTGTCGGTTTTTTCTACCGCAGCTTTTCCTAATGTGGTTACTGCACCAGTGGCAGGGTCAGTTCTGGGTCCCAGTTTTGTTCTCATATCATCAATACTCTGCTGGGTTCGTTGCATTGCACGATTTACTTCGCCTCTGAGCTCAGTGGCTTTTTTGATGTCTTTTTCTATCTGTTCACGTATGGCTTTTTGCTGCTCTACTTCTATTTCTTTACGAGCAATTTCAGCAGCCTGTTCTTGTAATTTTTTCTGACTGCTGCGATAATAAAGCCAAAATCCCAGCATCATGACTGCTAGTCCAACACCCACAATAGCCATTAATTTTGCTCGCATGAACATAAGAGATCCTTTTAGATACCAGCTAGATTTTGTAATTGCTTGAGATCCTGGTCTTCCACAGGTGCAGTGGATACTGGTAACCCTGCTGCTGTTTTAAGATCATCAATGGGTTTTTGATAGCGTTTACGATATTCTTTAGGGCTCAGCGGGACAATGTTATCAAAATTTTCTTTGGTGAAAGGCTGGTACTCTTTGTCTTTCATAAATTTGAATTTCCACTGGTTGGGATTAATACCACTGGCTGCTTTGAGATCGCTGAGTATCTTGTGTATTTTTTCATACATTGTGGTTCTTCTAGCCAGTTCCATAAACACCAGATAACGGTTGATACTGATCTCACTATTACTGATATCAGCATCCAGAACAAAATCATAACCACGTTCCAGAAAATCCACCAGGTCACTTGCAGCAACTTTGTCATCCACTGTGAAGCTGATTACACAATTTTTGTCATCACGACTCATTTTGCTTTTGTATTCATCCACATGAATCCAATTTTGCAAAACATTTTCCAGATCGCCCACTTCAAAACTTTCAGTTAGATGTTTCATAATCCCAAACCTCCAGTTTGCTCTTCTCCAGCGGCTCCTTGCATTTCGTCTGATACCTGCTGATCCACTTGATCGCTGTTGACACCCTGTTTGTCCAGATCTTTCTCGTATGCAGCATCAATGTCATCCAGATCCACTGTGCTGTTTAGTACATCTGCCACACCGCGTTCAATGTCTTTGATCAAACTCTTGGGTAAATCAATGGTTACTAACCATATCTGCTTTTGTGCAATACGGGGTTTTTTAATACCAGGACGATAGTCATCAGCTGATTTAACCTCAATGGGGTACAATAACCAATCTTTGGACCACTGCACACGGGCTCCAAAGTTCAGTAATCGTTCAGCACCAGCTGGGTCTGGCATCATACCATAGGGCCACATAAACGTGCATTTTACACGATACTTGCCAACTTCAGGCCCCTGAACCAGCTCACCAGTCTTCCAGTTCATAAAAGCATACAGATTCATTTCGTCCAGCACTCTTTCAAAATCCAATAGAGTATTCAGAGAAGAGCTGGACATGCTCACTTGTTTTATGTTTTCAATAATTTCTTTCAGCTGAGTTGCCATCTTTTATTGCCTTCCATTTATTTATACTATCTGAACGAAAAGGCATACTGTTTACTTAGTCAAAATTTTCAGCAAAAACACATTGTGGTGAATATTTTTTCATATCGCTTAAATATCATAGACATCCACTAAATCCAGGGAGGACTTGATGTCGAAGAAAAGACAGCAACAAAAAGCGGCAACTAATGCCAACAACACGATCCAATTTGATCGAGTACAGAAAAATTCCCTTAATATTGTACCTCGAAACACTGTCCAAGAGGAATATTTGGACTTGCTCATGGACCCCACTAAGTATATTGTTTTTGCAGTGGGTCCTGCAGGTACCGGCAAAACTCTCTTGGCCATGATGGCTGGCATACAAGCCTTGCGTGATGGCACAGTAAAACGATTGATATTAACCAGACCAGCCGTGGGAGTAGAGGGTGAAAGCCATGGTTATTTGCCTGGTGACCTCAATAGCAAAATGGCACCATGGACTCAACCACTGTTTGATATCATCAGAGAATGTTATGATATGAACCAAATTGAACAAATGATCCAGAATCAAACCATTGAGCTAGCACCTCTGGCATACATGAGAGGTAGAACTTTCAAGAATGCTTGGGTAATAGCTGACGAGATGCAAAATGCCACACCTGCCCAAATGAAAATGTTGCTTACCCGCATTGGTGAAGGTAGCAAAATCATACTCACTGGTGATCTTGCACAAACTGATCGCAAAGCATCCCAAAACGGGTTGCTGGATTTTAAAACTCTAGTGTCTCAGATAGGAAAATGCCGCTTTGTGAGCGGAATTGAATTCAATTACAATCACATCGAGCGGCATCCTGCTGTTGCTGAAATTTTAAAAATTTACGGCGAAACTGTTTGATCTGAAATAGTCTCGGTATTTGGTTCCGCTGCTGGTTGTTGTGGATGTTCAACTGGCAGCGGACCAGACGTTTCGGGTACAATTTCATTACCTTGTTCGTCAACGGCCTTGATGCCCACGGCTGCAAAGATACGATCAAAGTAAGTTTGATAGTTCTTATAGAAATAGGCAAACACCATGTCAAAATCAGTGCCAATGCGATCAGCGACACTGCATTTCAGCATCTGCTGGCCAAAAATATCCAGCACCACGTTGTTTTCCCTGAGGTCTTTATCAGTGGGTTTGATCACGAAATTTACCGATTCGTCCCAGCGAAAATTTTCTTGGTCTAGAATATAGCCCTTTTCGCTGGTTCTTTTTGGGTCCCGAGGAACCTTGTAGTATTTTGCTAGTAGATACATAGTCTTCCTTAATTGATTTGTCCTAATTCTGTGAACATGGCTGCTACGTTGATTTCGTGATCAGCAACCATGCTGGCGTTCACTGCTGCTTTGCGTATAATCAAAATAGCCTGATCCTGTCCCTCTGGTGTTTTGCTCCATAATTCCAGGTTCTGATAAGCCCAGGTGATCAGTTCCTCAACATCATCTGCAGATATATTGTTGCATATCAGATTACGAGCTTCACGAATTTTACCACTCTTGAACAAGTCAGTAGCAGTGATACGATAATCCGCAGTGCCAGTATGAGCTTCTTTGCTCAACGTCAACTGGCCGTTTATGGTATTCATTTGACAAATGTTGATGCATTTTCTAAGATCAGGAAACGTGGCTTTTACATAAGTGTCTAGAATATCTAAAGTTTGTTCAGTAAACTCCACGTTTTCATTGATAAGAATTTCTGCTATGCGTTGAGTGAACCCAGTGATGTTGAGTTTTTCAATATGAAACCCCTGACACCGACTTTTGATAGCTGGCAAAATTTTGTGCGGAAGATTGCAGGTCAAAATAAATCTAGCCGTGTCAGCATGAGTTTCCATGATGTTTCTCAAGCCAGCCTGTGCTGGCTGACTCAAGTGATCGGCTTCTTCCAGCAAAACCACTTTGCTGGGGCCAAAGGGCATAGTGCTCACGAAGTTCAAGATATTGGTTCTGATATTTTCAATACCAGTTATTGCACTGGCATTGATTTCCAACATATCATAGGGATGTATGTTTATAGCACCAATCAATATTCTGGCCAGTGTGGTCTTGCCAGTACCTGGTCCTCCGCTAAACAACAAATGGGGGATCTGTTGATCCTGTATCCAATTTTCAATCTGAAGTTTCTGCTGCTCACCAGCAAACACATACCCCTCAAGTGTCTTGGGGCGGTATTTTTCTACCCATAGATCTTTCATGTTCTTATTTTATATATTCCTTCTGATTATCGATGTTTAAGAGTCCAGTACGCAACTGCTTGACTTATCATTTCTTTCAGTGAGGGATCTCGCTCACTATCCACCAACATATCCAACAATTCTACCAATTGGAATTCTGTGTACTGGTTTTTATTCCAAAACGAAGAACGCCTTATTCTTATGGTTTTGCCACCATCGGGACTTTCGTATATAAGTTCTTTGAGGTAAGTGCTGCGATCGTGATGGCTATTCATGTTCTATCTTATATATTATACAAGTGGCGTTGCTGAGATTTTTTGTATTAGATTTTCAACCCCATCTCAATACAAACATAGTAGCATACCGCTCATTACTGGTTATCAGTGTTGGACAACCGTTTACAATATCAATTAGCCATTGTTCATGCTGATCAAAAGTTAACACACACCAATCAACTATTTCGATTACTGAGTTGGATTTATTGGATGAGATTATATATTTTTGCATCTACTGCTAGCTCCATCTCAATGCAAACATGGTAGCGTATTGTTCATTATCAGTGCTTATGAACCATTCTTTGCGGCTACTTATTCCTTGCCAGTCTATCCACCATGATTGTTTATCAGCAAAATTTTCACAACACCATTCAGAAACTTCACCCAGCTTGCCTTCCCAACTGTATGCATCAAATTTTACAATTTGGTGTTTGTGCCTTATATTAGGCACTTTACTCGGCATCGTCTGATTCATCGTCTTCGTACTCCTCAATCTCCCAAATCTCATCATCTTCGGTCTCATCATACAAACGATAGTATTGTTCGTAAGGGTTCAAAATTCGCATGGCATAAGATGGTAAAGTTAGTGTCAGCAGCGTTATATCCGTATCCTTGTAGAATTCACTGATATAAAAGTTGTTGCCGCAAATGCCTTTAACCAGCAGGGTCTTGCCCTGTTTGAGCTGATGATTTTCAACGGCTCGATTCACACTGTCTGCATACAAGGCGCCATACAAAACTCTGATGGGCGGTTTTTTATACTTGAGACGAGCAATGTCATTAGAGGTAGGTTTGGTAATTGTTGCACAATTATCTTGATCAATACGCAACACACATTTGCGAATTTTGATGCTGCCCTTGGTGTGATTGGAGTCAGGTGTTTCTTTTGTGCTCCAGGGCATTTCGCAAGAGACGTGGTTAACATAATAAGAACGCCCACGTGCCTTGATGGTCCACATTGGGATAGTTGGGTCTTCTAAATGTTTCTTGTTGAAATGAAAAATCAGGTCATTTGCAAGTAGTTCGGTAATCTACGTCATATTATTCTCCTAGTATATCAAAAATGTTAGCGTATTGATATTTATCAATTTTTAACCCTTCCCAAGACCATTCAAATACTGTTCGTTTATAACACCATTCTAACCACACACGCTTTTTAGAAATAGTAGTGACAGGGTACCATGCGAACCATTTATTCCATTCAGTTACACAGCCATGATAGCTTGATAAATCATACATAAAAATAGTTGGTGCGCCCGGTGGGACTCGAACCCACGTCCCGGGGTTTTAGAGTAATTGGTATAAATACTATTATGGAAAACTTAAATCAAAAAAATTGTCCTAAATGTCAAACATTACATAGCAGTAATGGTGTATTTTGTTCCAGAAAATGCGCTAATAGCAGAGGTCCGAGATCAGAAGAATTTAAAAAAGCAGTTAAGTTGAAATTATCTTTTAAAAAAATCTGTAAAATAACTATTTCTCCTATTACTGGAAGAGTACTTTCTAAAGAGAACTCTAACGTATCTTTTTGGGATTCGCCAGGTAAACAAAGATTTGTAACTAATTTATGTAAATGGTTTAACATTAGTTTGGGTGTTTATCCTGATACAGAAAATCAACTTAATGATTTAAGAGAACGCTTAATACACATGTATCAAGTTGAAAAATGTTCCTCAATTGAGATTAAAGAATTTTTCAATATACCTTTGCCTAACGGACACATGCCTGCTTTTTTAAAGCAACTTAATATACAAAGAAGAAACTTAAAAGAAGCTGGTAAAGAACGAGTCTTTCGTAAAGGGGTTCCCCCAAACTCTATAAACAAAAAATACAAATGTGGAACACATATTGATTGGACAGGGAACTATCACTATTATCGATCCTCTTACGAATTGCTAATGTATCAAATTTTAGACAATAAAAGAAAATTTTATCAAACTGAAAGTTTAAGAATCAAATACTTAGATTCACAATCTAATACAATTAGAGTTGCAATTCCTGACATAACCATTAATAATTTAATTATTGAAATAAAATCTAATTTTACACTAGATCCAAAAAATATGATTGATAAATTTATAGCATACAAAGAAGCAGGATATAGACCAATGCTAATATTAGACGGAAAATGGTGCAGGTGGGGAGAATTGAACTCCCTCCTGGGTGGTTAGAGCACCCGACACTACCATTATGTAACACCTGCACAACCATTCAGCTTCGGGCGCACAACTGAGGTGGGGTTAGCCCCCCACCTCAGTGTTGGCATTTTCCTGCACTGCCGCAGTGAACGCTTCAGCCGGATCCACGCCCAGCTCGCCAATCACTTCGTACCGGCAGCAGCGGCCCTTGGTGTCGCTGTAGTCAGCGGGAATCGAAACCACATCGCGAGGATTGATCTTGAGGATCATCACCCGTTCGCCACTAAAGTGATTCAGATAATCCTGACTGCAGAAGTGCAAGCCAGTGCTGCAGGTGTGATCCTTGTCGTCATCCACCTGGTTGCGTTCCATCTCCACCGTCTTGCCCACGCTGTTGTCGAAAGTACCGCTGTACACATCCTTGTAGTCTTCGCGAACTTTCTTGTAAGCCAAGAAGTGTCCGTCGGAAGTAATAGGCAGCTGGCCCTTTTCCAGGAAACCGTACAGCTCAGTCACAGCTCGCTTGCTGGGGTTCTGCATAAGGTTCTCCATGAAGTTAATCATGGGCTCAATGGGGAAGCCTTCCTGGAACATCTTGATCAGGCGCAGAGCCAAAACATTGTAGAACTCCTGATCCTTCCAGAACATCTTGTCGCCCTGGATGCTGATATTGCCAGCACCGTAGTTGAGCACGATCTTCTTGGGTTCAACCAGGTCCTGAACCTGCTGCCAGTCGTTGGCCTTGATGGCCTCTACAATCTTATCGTAGGCAATATGCGCCCGATTGATCGTGTGTGAATTAGTCCCAATCACAATCACAATGTTGGAACCCTGAATCAAATATGGAAAAGACATAAAATCTCCTGTTGTGTGTATTTACTTCTGGTCGATGAGGTTAATATATTCCACCACTGCTTCGAAGTCCATACGGAAATCGTAATGAACGTAACGCAATAGAGGATAACGTTTGAGCACTTGTGCAGCTTCTTTCTTTATCAACTTTATCTGCTCTGTCACGGGCGACTTAATTCCAAAAATTTGGAACAAATCGTTTAAGCTGTTGCCATCAACCACGCCTTGATCTTTAAAGTTCAGCTTCTCACTTAATTGACGATAAGCACTGTTGGGGCTCAACTGATCTGCTACACGTTTATTGTAGCAAAGTTTTTCGTAGCAGTCAATGGATTGTCTAAACAAATTCCCAACCTTCTTGGTGTCGAACGTTGTGAGAGACTCAACCATAAACTGTTCAAGATTGATCCAATTGGGCATAGCCTGAACCTTGCTGAGATCAGCCTTCCGAACACCGTAGATATTCAGTGTGTTAAACAACCCAGATTTCTGTATTTTGTCGTAGAGCATCTTGATGTCAGAGATTTTGAAATCGCTGATCACTTCATAGTTGCTCAAGGGCATATAATAAAACTTGGCGTCGGTGTCAAAACTTGCCAAGTCACTAGTTGCCTGCCAAACCAGTTCCCTTCGAGCAGAATAGCTGCCGTGGTTGCGTGGTTGCAGCATCAAAATAGTCACATTGGATGCTCTGGCTTTGCGCTCTTCTTGATCCAACGAACTGACTTTCTGGATCTGTTTGGCCTGTGGATTGTAGATTGCATCATAGAACGCTTGAACGTTCATGGGTTTCTTACGATCCAACGGATCCAGGACGAAGAACGTATTGCGGATATTGTTTTTTCGAGCATGATACTGAGTGCGCTGTAAGGCTCCAACTTTGGTATCATTTTCCACAAACATATGTCCAGGGTCGATCTCGATGTTCCAACGTTTTATGTTTTGATTTGTATTATAATCATACTCATTGCTGGCTTTCAGCCTGTTTAGAGTGCTATAGTATCCAGCTGACCGAAACGACGACAAATTGATGTTCCATTCAACCAACTGGGTTTCACTGAGCTTTATGATCTTGGAAACGAGTCCACGTGTCCAAGAATAAGCAGGATGAGGATTTCTTGTCAGATATTCTACTATCACTGAACGCCATAGTTTGTGTCGACTCTTTTCCTGTAGTAGTTCGAATCGTTCCCAAACATTATCCACACACCCAACACTCTGAACCAGTCGATCAAACAGTGCTGAGTTTAGCTGTTCCAGTCGTTGGCGAATATTTTTGATAGTATTCGCGTCGTAACTGAGGCCCTCACGGCTGGCTTGAAAATCCAGTTCCCCGATGTTAAATTCAAGTACCAGATTGCAGTTCAATAACTCGGACAGATGCTTCAAATTTTCTTGTGCATTGGGGATCTGAATCGGATAGGCAATGTTTCCCATGACCGCATAACAAGCGCCTTGACCGACGCCGTGATACACTGAAGCTTCAAAAAGGTGAACACCTGGAATCAAATTTTGTTCAACGTATTTTACTTTGTAATCCGTCACATACTGGGCAAAATGATCGTTGCCGTAAACCTTTGGTATCAGCTGAAACCAACTGTATACATTTACTGCTTCGTCGCGGAACTTGGAAAAGTCTTGACCATTTACGCTGAACTTGATTTCCACGCCATTGGGTTCATCAGTCTGCATGCTGCTCATCAGCGCGATGCTGGGTACTCCCTGCTCGTTAATAAAAGCAGTGTATACACCACAAACACCATCCTTTACCGCAGTCACTGTGAAGTTGTCAGTGTAGCTAAACGGACTCTTGCTGCCCAAACCCAGTGCGCCGATAAATTCGTTGCTGGTGGTCTTGGTACTTTCGAAGTAGGTGGTGTAGATATTGGTCACTTGATCGTGATTCAAACCCACGCCATAATCCCGGATACTAAACCAGGGCTCAAACCCGTTGGGCAGGTGAACATCAAAAGGAAGGTCGGGGCAACCAGCAGCCACGTGACTGTCAACTGCATTGCAGCTGAGTTCGCGGATGATAGCTCGAATCTTGTTCGCATACAGGCCACTGCTTAAAATTTGGAAACTTTTTGCCGTCGCTTTGATAGCAAAATTGTTCACTTGAGCGACGTTGCTGAGTACTGCATTATTTTCAGGTGTGTTGTTGATAATCATGTGTTTTTAACCAACCAAGGACAATTTCTTTTCAATCATCTTCTTTTCCAGTGCAGCAAAAATTGCTGGGAGAAACTTATCAGGAATTGAAATTCGATTACAAATTTTTCCATCGCTGTCGACGCAGCGAATATCTGTCATACCCAAAGCGTCTGCATCATCGCAAACTTCAAAACGGTCACCGGAATCGTCGTCCCAAATTTTATAACAAACTTCCGTCGTAATTCGCGCCATTTGTTTTCCTTGTGTAGTGTGTGTTTTCTGCTACTCTTTTAGTATAGCAAATTGGGCAAGCAAATGCAACCAAATTGTTTACTATTTGGAGATGACGTACCAGGTCAACTGTTCAGGCAGAATCTTCACCAGCTGAACAGGGTATTGCATTTTAGAATGATAGCTGTTAATTTTAACTCGAATTTGCTTGGGAGTAAATTTTTCAATTACCCCAACATCGTACGAACGATATCCGTCCTGAATTAAGATAACATGATCGCCAATGGCCAGCTCTTGATTTAAGAAATCTTTCATCGAAACTGTCTCCTGTGTGTTGTGTTACTGCTACTCTTTTAGTATAACAGTTTGGGCAATCTGGGTCAACCAAATGCAAATTTAATTGCCTTTGGTTTTCAACAGTTTATACAGAAACGTCGAATACAGTTTCTTGTATTTCGTAACTGTACCCATTGAGGCCGTCCAGTTTATGACGTTCCTGTTCGCACTGAACGTAGAATTCAGCTTTTTCGCGATAAGCAAACACTTTGTCAAGGTTTTTGTACTCTTTATTTTCATAAAGAGGAGAGTAGATTTCAAATACAACCCAAACTGGTGTCATATTGATCCTTTGTTTTCAACAACTTACACAGGGCGGCTGATCTGGTCCAAAATGGCCCACAGATTGCCCAGTGCAGGGTACTGGTTGATATGATTTGCGTTGTAAAGAGCATTTCGGAACTTGGGGTACTCAGCACAGTACTTAGAGTACATGCTGCTACCCTGTTTCTGGCTGTAGCGAGTGTTGGCAATGCGGTCCGCAACCTTAACAATCACAGCCAACGGATTGGCTGCAATTTTGGGGTAGGTGCGTTCAGCACGTTCCCGGCGGTTCTTGCCCAGTTCGTTGGTAACGTCGTACACCACATCAGCTGTGGCTTCGCCCACTTGGTTCTTCAGGTCGTTGTAGGTGATAGAGGTGTCTTCCAGCAAATCGTGGCAAAGAGCAGCCTTCATAATCACGTCGTTGTCGCCAAACAGCGGCAGCAACACGTTGTACACATCCATCAAGTGTACTGAGTAGGGCTGGTTGTCGTAAAACAAATTGCGTTGAGCGTGCAAATTGCTGGCGTAGTCTGCGGTGTTTTGATGTTGTTGTTTCATTGTTCTTTTAGAACAGCAAGTTGAGCGGGGTTAGTCAACCAAACTGCAAAGTTTTAGGGCAGATATTTTTTGAAGACCTTGTAAGCAAGTTCCTCTACACGATCACGACGCCGCCAGTAAGCAGTCACAAAATCAGGAGAAGGCACTGCACGAAAGTCTACGTTTCCACATAGCAACACTATAACAGCTATATTGTTCGGCCGCTGCTTTGGCGGTATGGTACCACCGGCCATTGATCTTAACCGACGGGCGATTTTGAATGGTGATTTTGTTTTTCATTTTCTTACCATTCTTTGCGATCAGTACACTCGGTGTAGCCAGCCATGTACTCAGCCACTTCTTCTGCCGAAGTGACCAGCACTTCTTCTCCGCAGTAGGTGCCCTCAGGCCACCAATGTGGTTTGGGTTCACGCCAATAGTAAGCGTCAGCGGCACCGCGGTCATAAAAGCCACCGTGCCTGTTACGGTCAAATTGAGGAAGCGTTGTGTTTTCCATTACTCTTTTATGATAGCAAACAGGCTAAAAATTGTCAACCAAATTTAAAAATCACAAAGGCCGACTAAAAGTCGGCCTTTGTGTGGTTATTCAGTTGTATCCAGTATGGTTTGGTTATAGGAAACCAGTCCGCAAACCAAACCATCCTGGGGTTAAGGTTGGAGGTTAGACCAGCTGAGCACACGCTCCCAGCGAACGCTGCGCCATTCGGACTTCTGGGTGTCCCAAACAGCCTGCATCTGATCATTGCTGCGAGCAGCCTTGGTGGCTTCCGTAGCCGGCATCTTGTCAGCCCGGAGGGTGGCGTGAATGTCACGAATCGTGCCATCAGCCTTCTGATACCGCAGGCAAACCACGCCTTCCGTGAGCCGCGTCTGAGCCATCTGCTTTTGAGTGTTTGTCATGTGTTTTTTCCTTAAAGGACGTTTTAACTACTCTACAAGTCTAGCAACTGCCCTGGCTGCCGTCAACAAAATTTCTAAAAATTTTTGAATTTTGGTTAAGCAGCATTTCCGTTAATGGTGTCGTCGGATCCTGGATTTTCGTCGCTCACTGCCAAGATTGCATCCACTTCCACTCGGCGTATCACCAGCTTTTCACCCGCAGGTTCAGTGAGCTCCACACCACGAGTCCAACGTCCATGCTCAATCAAAACATATTGGCCCACAGTGATGTCCTTTTGTTCGTGGCCCACCGCGTATACCTTGGCCCACCGGGGTCTGATACCACTGCTGCGAGCGTCGTCGCCCAGCAGCACGATTCCGCCCTGGGTGACTCTTTCACCAAAATGCATGTCCTGCACAATCACATGGTCGTGCAAGGCTTTGATATTTCCCTGAGTCTTAAACATGAGTTACTTTTTTTCTCCAATTGGGGGTTTTGCATCTGCAGACACACTGACTTCCACCAAAGCACTGGATTTGCGACTTTTTTCTGGTGGTTTGGGCACAGTGCTATGCAGCTTGTAGTATTCAGTCATTCTTTGATTGCGAGTTTTGGTAATTTTTCCAGTGGTGGGGCTGAGTTCGTCACCACGAGCATTGACTCTCATGTTTCCCACAGCCACAGTCTTTTCATTTTTAGATTTGAGTGCTTCCATATCAATCGGAACGCCATTTGAAGTTGTTACAATGTTTGCCATAGTTTTTCCTTTGTGTTTTTATTTAAGAAATTCTGCGATATCCAGATCCCAATACAAACTGTTGATCTGATGTACTCCTATTTTGTAAAGTGCGAAGCTGGCTACACTGCTACCGCGTCCTACTCCCATCACAATATCGTGTTGTTGAAACACTGTGACCATGTAATGAAGGTACCTCAACAGATCCAGTAGACCATAATCTAAATAAAGCAGCAGTTCCTGCCCCATGCGCTGGAGCTCTGCCTGGTCATTGCACCTACTGAGCAAAAGTTCAGCAATGTCCAGTTGTTGGAACTCCGTGGGCATCTGCCAGTTTGATTGCATTTTTTCGTGCATGTCAGCGGGATCAGCAGTCTCCAACCAAGCATGTACGATGTTTAAATCACTATATGTGTCAGTGACACCCAAATTGTGTTTGAGTGGATCCAGTACAAAAACTCCAGACAAATCCTTGTTGGGATCTGTACGGATTAAATCCAGCAGTTCAGCCTGAGACCAACCCACTTGGCCACACGCATTAATCTTCATCAGTCTGTTTTCCGCCATTGAAAACTTCAGCATTAAATTTGGGAGATTTCCGACCCTTCTTGATATCTATTACTTCTGCTGCACGATCTGGAATAAATTCATAAGTTTCTTCAGTTTCAGCAGTTTCCTCCCATCCCAGTTCCAGATCCTCCCAAGTGGTTACAGTGATATCACCCACTGCATCAAAAGTCATAAGATCGCTGCGATGCCACCAGGGGATTCGATTTTTACGTCGACCCTTTAATTTGGTTCCTTTGGCAAAAGGACCCATTGCGTCGCCGGTTTCAAATTCATACCAAACCTGGTCACCAAATTTACTACTGATTCTTACTTTGTTACAGGTAATAGCATCTTCCAGAGCTGCATTGATTTTGCAGTACAGAGCAATGCCAATCACCTGATCATAGGCTTCCTCCGGAAGCACCACCATTTTTTCTGGGTAGATATCAGTGAGTTTTTGCATCAGAGGATTGTTGTGACTTACAAAGATACTGTGAGCAAACAGTTCGTTCACAATCACTTTCATGCGTTCGAACGCAATATTTTGATGACGTGCATTTTCGCTTTTGGTCACCATGTGTAAATCTACTGAAAAATGATTGGGGAAAATTTTGTCATCATAGGCACAGATTCCCAAAAAATCACTGTGCCAGTCCAATTTTACATTCATGATAGATTCCTAACTGATATCAATTGCATCTGATATCTTTTGATTTTTACTGTGTTTTTCCAACAATGCCTGATTACGTCGAATCTGTTCTGCCGTCAATGACTCACGGATCATGATAGCCTGCTGTACAACACTACCATTCCCACTACCACGCAATACTGTATTGATTTTGGTGATACGATCCTGCAACTCCTGGTCAGTTAGAGTAGTGAGATCCTGAAGCAATGGGTGCATTAAAGGTCCCCTGTCTTTCGGTTTTCACTATGGTAAACATTAAATTCACCACCGGGATATCTGGACTGAAGTTTGTTGACGTTTTCTGCAATTACCTGATTGGGATCCAGACCCAATGCAATACAGGCTTGCACCCAGTACCACATGATGTCTCCTAATTCCCTCATAAGATGAAAATGAGTTTCAGGGTTAAATGGTTTGCCCTGAAACATCACTTTCTTTAGTATTTCATTGAATTCGCCAGTTTCACTGCTAAGACCAATACCAGCAGTGAGCAGACGAGGAACATTAAAATTACTGGCATGTACTGCCATTACGTCGTCCAAGTGGTCCTGAATCTTGCTAGGATTGCTAGTGATGGCATCCACAAACTTTGAGTAAGCGTTGAGATCTACGTTCATATGTGTATTTACTTAGCATAACATAGATCCCAGAAATATTCAATTAGTAACCCAATTGTGTTGCTATTAAACTTGCGCCCTGAATCACAGTAAAAGTGTTGCCACTGGTTTTGGAACTCACGCTCACTGTGACGTTACCAGTATGAGTAAATGTTCCAGTAATGCGAGCAAACTTAGCACTGGTACTGCTGGTTGTGACTGTACTGCCAGTGCTGTCTGAAGTGATTGCTGTGTTTGCTGTGAATGCACTAGTGGGTCCAGCTTGTTGTTCCACCACATAGTAACAGGTTCCTGCGCTGAAATTCATTGCCAAACTATGAGTGTCTGTGCTGCTGTTGGAATGAATAATGGGCAAAGCTGCTTCAAACTTGTAGACTTTATTAGCCAAAGCAGTAAAAGACAATGTGCCCACTGTGGAATTTCCCACCACCACAAATGAATTGCCGGTTATTACTGCATTCGCAGTCAGATACTTCACAATGGGTTTGGGTTTGCTATCCACTTCTCGTACAGCAATGGCGCCGCCAGCATCAGCGGTATCAAAAACCAGATCATAATAACCAGTGCTGGGGAATGTGATCACACGGGTGGTGTGATCATAGTTGGACAGAGCTCGATCGTACAATGAGATAGCCGCTGGCAGGGTGATGGTGTGAGTCACGTTTGTTACATTAACTCTGAGTTTCAGTTCGCCGTACTTTCCACTGGGTGGTAAGTTGCTGAATGCCAGGGTGCTGGACACACCAGATCCACTCAGTGTCACGGTCTGAAAACTACCATCAGAATAATCAATAGTGAGGGCTCCAGCAGCACTAACAGTACCGTTGGTAGCAGTGGTCAAACTACAATCTTTAAATACCGCCCCTTCCAGGATTGCATCAGCTAAATTGTTGCTGGTGGCTGATGGCGTACTGCCGTAGGTTAACGGAGCTTTTACCACCACTTTGTCCATGAGATCATTGATTTCACGAGCGGTTACTGTAAAATTATTCTTGATACTGGTGAAATTATCTCTGAATCCCTGGCTGTTGTTATCAACTCCAGCTACTGGATAATTCTGATTAATGCTATTGGGTGTGATTTGACTAGACATCTACTATTCCTCTATCTATGATAGTGCTGTGAATGAACTTAATGTATTTAGTGCCTTGATCTGTTTCCAGGTATGTATCTGTGTTCTGATCAAAGAATTCTGTGGTTCTGTTATCAAAAACTGTGCCATCTGCCGCGTTCATCTGTGAGTCACGATTAATAAATCCCGGAACCGAATAACCAACTCCCAGTGTCACTGGGTCCACCAAGCTCACGACCTGCCCGCCGTGACGAACACCAGAGCGCACAATCACACTGTCAAATGTTTCGCCAGTGTAACCAAGTGGCTGTTCAAACCTCAGAGTGATAATGCCTGACTCATTTTCCAACATTCTCCAGATACCAGCTCGCTGATACTGATCTTGCGGAGTATCCAAAAGCACAAAATAATCTGCCGGGAATGAAGGTTCTGCACTGTGTGCGTAGACACAAACATAATATGCTCCGTTGTACCTCACTATGTCTCCCTGAGTATAAGATGAAACGCTGCTCCATACTGTGTATGCTCCTGGTGTAGTAAATGTCAGTGTATCACCGTCATTTAATGTTTGTACACTATTGAGTGTGACAGCTCGAGTTACGGCATCTATGGAAGTCACAGTGGGCGATCCTGCGATAGTACCACCACTCACTGTTTGACCCACTGTGATCAAATATACAGAATCCAATATCACTGTTTGACTTGCGACAGTATTTCCAGTTACCACCGCGGTAACTGTTTGTGTTTTGGTAAGTTCAGTGTATCCCGGAATTATTCGATAGGTTTCGTAATTGTCACCGTACAGATCCACAAAACTGACCTGCGTTCCAACGTCCAGTGTTTGCACAACACTCAGTGTAACAGTGTTGAGAACCGTATCAACAGCAGTTACTACTGGTGCTCCGATTATGCCAGTGCCTTGTGCAGTCATTCCTTCACGAATTCTGTCCACGCTATCCACAGTAATAACGGCGTTTGAAGTCGTGGACGCAATCAAAGTCACCAGTTCAGTTTCATCAAAACTGGGATTGAGTCTTCCCCAACCATCGTAGTCGGGGAATTCTTCAATTTCCGAAGCAGCAAAATTTTCCTGTTTGTAAAATACCAAAGTCTTGTTGTGTAAGCTGCCACGAGCACCATCCACCACACCAGCAATTTGTAGATCTCGCATCAGTTTTCCATTGATCTGGCAGAATGGTGAATCCACAGCAAAGTCCACTTCTCCCACAATACGAATTGGCACATTGTCATCTATTATTATTTGATCCCAAGTAGTGGGTTGATTGTCTTTGAACTGATCCAGATCTTTATCATAGTTTAGAGCCAATCCGTCGTCCCAAGCATAACGGTCAGTTACTGCACTAACAGTATTGACTTTTAGTACCTGCTGTAGTTTATACAAGGCCAGTTTTCCTGTGCCGGGTTTGAGATATACCAGGGGCACTGCCTGAACGTAATTCAGATATCTATTATTGGGTTGTCTGCTGGTCATCCAGCTGGGCAAAAATTTACGATTGTTGGGAGTCAACACTGTTCTAAATCTGCGTTGCATGTTGGGCAAGCTGGCAGGGTAAAGATCCAACAGTCTATCCTGACTCACATCCAGTAGTTCGGTATCTGTGCTATCCAGAGCTGTATCAGTTGTAATCGGTATGTTTAGGCTTCTAACATCCACTGTGCCAGTTATAGTGTTTCCAGTATTGGTAGTGAGATTATCCACTGGGTCAATGTAGATTATTTCGTATTCCACATTACCGTTTGAATCCAGGCTCTGCGCCCATTGAAGTTCACGAAAAACATATCTTTTGTTATAATGATATGCAGCTATGGCACTAATTACTTCAGCATCTTTGGCAGTGTCCAATCCATACCACACCAACATGCGATATCTGTTCTGTCTTCCAAACCAATGATCATCTGGACGATATACGTTTTCATCTGGTATTATCAGGTCGTTGTATATAGCTCTGGAGATTTCATTACGATCACGCTCGTTGAGAGCAAATTCCAGATAAAAGTTGCTACTGGGTCGTGTTTTATAATCCAGAACACGGAATGTGAAAGTTTTGGTGCTGCTTATGAGTCTTTGAATAGGATCATTCAAATATGTTTCAGCCACAACATTCACGGTATAGGTTCTATCAAAAGTGGTCTCTCCAGTGGATACGTCAAAGGTAGTTCTATCATTGAGAACAAAATGCTGATGACTGATTCGGCCTTCAATTTCTCCGTTTTCAGAAATCCTCAAACCACGTGGAATATCTGTGCCGTCAAATCCCAGTGTAGTATTGTTACTTATGGTTTGTGCAGAGCTCAGTCTCACTGTGCTGTTTGACTCATTGATCTCTAGCACCAAGGGATAGCCCACTATGCCTTCTCCACTCACAGTCATATTGAGCGCCAAATTATCCACGCTGTCCAGTCTGATATATTCAGATTGTGTGAAATTGCCCAGCACTGTTTTGAAGTTTTTTGACACAAACCGATATTTTACTTTGCTTCCGCCCTGATTCACAGCCTCCACGCGAAATTTACAAGGAACACCGCTCATGATATCACCCAAATCAGTATCAGTAACCCAGTTGAGCAAATAGTTGGCGCTGCTGCTTATAGTAATCTGCTTTTCCCACAATGTGCTGGATGGGTTTACCAGATGATATTCTGTAAATGTTGGCACCGTTTGGTTACTGGAGAAAGTCAGTATGTCACCAGCATATACTCCAGATCCAGTGGGTGCTGCACTCAGTGTCACAGTGGATAATGTATTATTGATACTGAGTACAGTGGTACCCCCTGCTATGTTGTTACCAGTTACTGTGGCCCCTGCTACAATTTCAGCTACGCTATCCAAAATCATAGTATCAATCACACTGTTGGACTGTACCACAGCAGTGGGATCCCAGTTGCTTCCGGTCTGATACAATCTTTTCACACTGGGCTCAGAATAACTATCAGCATTGGTGCCAGTAAATCTCTTAGCATACACAATGCTTCCCTGCTGAATCTCTTGAACAAACTCCAGCACATAATAACCAGGAGTAACTGATTCCACAAATTTCCACAAACCAGCTCGTTTATTCTGAATTGAACTGCTGGTACTAGATGAACTCTCAGTCCACCCTGGAATAATTGTGCTGGTCTCATCAAACCACCCGTCTGCTTCAACGGTACTGGGATCTGTGGTATAAGTGGTTCCGTCTAAACCATCATAAGTCGCTGACATGTTTTCTTGTTGAAAAAACACAATGGTTTTATCAACAAAATTGGTGTAAGGAACATCTAGCCCCAGATTATCCAGAACAGCCTGTGTTTGATTGTTTACAATACTAAACGGCAGAGTAGTTGCATAGTCAGTCTGGATGGCGATTTCACTGGCTTCGTGTTTCTTTTTGTATACTCTGACCCAAAAGTTATAGACTTTTTCACCCTGAGAAATGGGTTTTAGATAACCGTATAGCCACCCAGTGTCTGTGTTGATTGCCAAATCTTCCGGAAGAATTTCGTTCAGATCCTGTGTGATCAAATCATTATCAGTGTCATCAGGGTTTCTACTAGCAGTATATTCAATGGTTGGCGGAGTTAAAATTCCCAAAGTCTGCAATAGTGTGCCGCTGACTTCTATTAACTCAATACTGGGGTTTTCGGTGTAAATCAGCAACCGTCCGTTATTGACTTCAGCACTAACACCAGGCACGATTGCACGATTGATGTCAGCAGCCAGATCCACTACTCTGGTTCCAGTGAGCACCACAGAGTTTCCGTCTATGCTGATCTCGTCATCCTGAGTCAGAACCGGATCAACCACTGAACTTACCACAGTGGGTCTTCTAACAATGGGCAAAATTTCAAATCCAATATCATCACCGTCAAAATCTCTGGCAGAAAATCTATAGTAAAAATAATTTTCATCCAACACTGTGTCTATGGCTGTTCCACGATCCAATAATACTGGTGCCCGAAATGAAATACTGCTGTCACTCAAGCTGCTGTCGGTGTATATTTCAACAGTATCGCTGGTGAGTAGATCACTTTGTACAATAATGATATTGTAGGTGGCAATAACTGGAATTTTGCCATCAGTGATGTTTATATCAAAATTATAAGTAACGCTGGGTTCAGTAACTGGTTCAGCATACCCAGTGATTCTGCCAGTGGAACTCAGGTTCAGTCCCAACGGCAAATGTCCACCCACCATGCGATATATTAATGTGTCACCAGGATCACGATCCAATGCAGTCACATCAACTTCTACCCAAGTGCCGTCAGCAAATGTTCCTAAATTTCGATTGGAGTATGGCGCTGTTCTGGGCTCTGGCGGGTCCTCGCCAGTGACTGTGATACTAAAAGTTCTGTCACTGAGTTCTCCCAGATCGTTAGTGCATCGAACCACAAAAGTAAACACTGTTTCTTGGTTTACATCCAGGGGAACTCCGCTGAGTTTTCCACTGGGATACCCTTTGATGTTACCAGAAGGCGTTAGGATTAATCCAGGCGGTAAACTGCCACTCACAATCTGAAATTCTGCGCGACTGTTTCCAGTGGATACTTGCAGTTCAAGTTCATAGGGTTTGAGTTCAACAGCAATTCCCAAACTTCCTGCGTTAGTGATCCATTGAGGTGCAGCCATAAAATTTCTCCTATACAAATTACACAATATTGTCAATTTGTATTTATTGTTTATGGGAACAGTTTGTTAGCTGCACCACTATCTCTTCAATCGGTTAATTTTTCTGTTAATTCCTGAATGGCTTTGACCAGCAATGGTATCAAACTCTGATATGCTATTCCTACGTCTACGATTTGACTCGACATTTTTAAACTTTTGAACTGATATTTGTCAATTACAAAGTGTTTTTTGTTATGTCAACGCAATATTTCCCCAAGCACCAGCACCATATCCCTGAAATTTATCATCTGTGGAATTATATATAATCATACCATTGATTGGTGACATTGCGTCCCGCTCTGTGGTAGTCATTCTGGGCATTAATAAAGCATTGGTGGTATATAAATCTGTGAAGTTTTCGTTTATGATTCTGAAAGCGTCGCGAAGGCGAACACCAGTTCCATCATTTGCTACGTTACCAATATTGATCAGTTGCTGACTCATTTGTTATACCCTTACTGGGTATTTAGCAACAAATGTTTAAACTTCCAATGGTTTAACCTCGATGTGATCAAATTCCAACTCAAAATCTGGAGTCACCGTTGGTAGTGGATTCAGATGTTGGGTACTGTTCACAGTGACATGAGGAGTATATTCAGGCCAATCATGGCTAGCACCGTGCTTTTCTAACAGTTTGAAAATTTTATGTGCATCTGGACAATTAATCAAAACTGTACAGGCATGATCGCCAAGATTTTTCCATTCTGATATTTTTGCTTTAATACTCACAGATTTTTGAATAGCCACTGCCTGTGGCAGAGGTGTTCTGCTGTAACAAAGTGTGCAGTGGAATTCTTCAGCCGGGTCATGTGGTATGCCTTGTTGATCACACCAGTCAGCTAGCTGCTGTGCTGTTTGTGTGGTCAGTTTCAGTGACGCATAAGTGCCATATGGATGGTGTGCAGGAAAAGGTTCGTACAAACGTACTCCTAACTTAATCTTTGATTAACAACGTCCCAATTAATAATACGCCAAATGTTCTTTACATAGCGAGCTTTGTCTGGCTTGTTTTCTCCAACGGTCCAGCTGTGTTCCCAAAGATCCACCGCCAACACAATAGATTTGTTGTAGTTCTGATTGGCCAGCGTGCGAATATCACCAGCTCTGCTGAGATAACACCAACCAGATCCTTGCAGTGCCATTGCTGCTTCAATGAACTTTTCTTTAAAGTTTTCGTAGTCACCAAACTCTTTATTAATTTTGTCCAAGATCAATCCGGTGGGTTTGTTGGCACCACCAGGTGGTCGAAGCTGTGGCCAAAAAAGATTGTGCAACATGGCTCCACCATAGTTAAAATCAGGGTCGCCCTCGCCCGCATTATAACGGTCCACGTATCCTCGACTCAGCTTGCCATAATGATATTCCACCGTGGCCTGACTCATCACGGGCTCAAGCTCATCAGTGCGATAAGGCAAAGAGACCAGACTGAGTTTGTCTGGTCTCTTCTCTGCTTCGAATAGTTTAATGTACTCTTTCATATAGAGTATTTATGTTCACTTGACTCTATAAACAATTCTCGCTTTGGTGAGATCATAAGGACTGATTTCCAGATCCACAGTATCTCCCAGGATAATCCTGATTTTGGCTTTGCGCATTTTTCCGCTCATGTACGCCAATACACTGTGTTCTTCAGTAATCTGTACCCGGAAGGTTGTAGAGGGTAGAACATCCACCACTACGCCGGTCATTCTAATACAATCGTCTTTTGACATCTGAATTTATTTATCCGTTACCTCAATAAGTCTTTCCCAGCGAAATGATCGCCATTGATTAAGTTCCAGATCCCAAACCACTTGCAATTCATTATTGGGTGGTCCAGCATGACTGGTTGGGTCCTGAGAAGGAATCAGCTCGGAGCAACAAGTGCCAGTTAAACTCACTGTGCGTTTATTGCTGAGTTGAAACTTTAAAACCAGAACTGATTTTGTCAAACGCTCTCGAATCTGATTCTTTTGATCTTGTTTTGTGAAATCTATCATGCGTTGTTTTCTAATGACAGTGTTATAGCTGATAGGTATTTTTCTCGAGTATCTTTAATCCAAGTAGAATCATACACGGATTCCACATGTTTGATTAGTATTTCCATGAAACGTTCAGCAGTATCATGATAACTGGGAAACCACAGTGAAGAATTGACTCCAGTTTCCTTGAGCTGACTAAAAAGCTCCAGTTGTTCAGGGGTATAATTACGAGTCAAGGGCTGCCCTGCTTCTGCTAACAGTTTAGCCAACTGTGTACTAAGATCCACAGCAGCAGCCAGCAACGCCACAGTGTCTGGTTCCACATGATATTTTCTACTCTGTCCATTTTTATTAACAGAGATCAGAGTGTGTCCCACGGGGATATTATGCGATAAATTGCCAGAAAATTCCACATCATTTATCGATACCAGTTCAAAGGTACCATCATCCAGTTTGCGATAGAGATTATTCTTCATGGATTAATTTTGCCAACATTATTAACTGTTCATGAGATTTCTTGAGATTTTCAATTGCATTGTACCAACCAACCACACCATCTTTGATAGTGGGATTCCCCAGGTCCAGTTCTGATGGAACTGCCAGAAATTTTTGATTTTCCAGGAGTTGTTTGATGCTGCCTAAACCCTTTATTTTGATGTCAGCTACTTCGATAACTCCTTGTTCACCCATGCCCCAAGGATCATTAAACCAAACATTGTTGGTATACGGGTTACAAGAACTAGTGGTTGCGCATGTGGATGTGGTTGTGGTTGTGGATGTGGTTGTGGGAACGTGTATTCCCGTAGGGAGGGAGGTCGTGTAAGCCCAGCCTCCGCCGTTAGTATCGGTTATAAAATCTTCTAATTTAGGTATTAGATATGTGCTCATGTTGCTATTTATTTGTAGGCCTTGAGCAGCAGGAATTCTTCAGTGATGCGTCCGTTGAGTTTGCTTTCCACTGCTTTGATGTCTTCAAACCACTTCTTGCTGGCTGGTTTACCTGCTGCCATGAGCTCTTTAAGTTGAGCATCGGGCTTGCGCAGTGTCTTGCAGATGCTGCGAGTTTCGCTGTAGCCTAAAATCTTGCTGCCCTTGATGTACAAGGATCCCTGAGAATCGTCCGCCAAGTAGATACCCAGCTTGCGCTTCTTCACGTTGTAAACCCAAAGTTCAGTGGCTTTGAGTATCTGCGTGGGGTCGATGCTCTGAATCTTGAGCTCCACATCTTTGTCCAAATACTTGAGCTTGCTCACCATCTTTTGCGGAGTCTGCCCTTTACTAGCTTTGGGCTTACGAGCCGCAGCTTTCATAGTCCCGTAGCTGAAGAGCTGCTCCAGTGCCTTGGAGAACCAGTCCACCATGCGAGTAATCTGGCGCTTTCCGTATTGGCTGTATCCTTCAACTAGTTGAGGGTCGGCGCCTTTTTGTACTTCACGAAACTCAAGCAACTGCTTTTCCAGATCCGCAGTAAGATCTCGAACTCGAGCTTGTGGAATGTTGTACCGAATCAGGATGGGAAGCAGATTGGGTTCTGATTGACAGCCGCCAACAACAAAATCATCAAAATGACCCTGAATTTCACCACCACATTCGTATATCTTTTCCTGAAGATGATCCTGAATTGTACGTTTCTTCACTGGAGCGACTGCGACAGATTTGGCTTGTTCAGCCATTTCAGCACGTTTTGCAATCACCATTTCGGTCAGTGCTGCCTGAATCTTGCGTAGATCCCGAATACGCAACACATACCCCATCTGAGCTGAACGACACAACCAACCCATAGTGGGTGACATATTTCCGTGCTTGCGCACAATCTGTGCCAGATCAGCACGTTTAGGGCTTTGGCTCAACCATTCAGCCACAAATTCGTTGGCACGCTTGGCGTCCTGAGTGATGTTGTACCAGCGAAATGCCGCACCCAAAGCGCAATTGCGCTGATTGGGAGTCCAAATATATTGATCTTCAGCAGTAGGCCACGTGGGCTCCGTAGAACCCACTATGCTAGCGTCAACGCCACGATAAACAAGACCGCGATTTTTTGCAGGCTGTGCTTTACTCATATCACTAGTTTAGCAATCATTTTGCTGGTTGTCGATATTTTTTAACTGTTTTGAAATCAACGGTTTAGCTGTATTTGAACGTCATTCGGCCTTTTTGTCCTGAGAACCAGTAGGATTTTTCAGAACTGATTTCCAGTTTACCAGTAAACTCCATGGGGAAAATCACTTCCCATTTGTCCAGAGTCAGCTTGCCTGTTGTTTTGTTGGCGTCTGGTCGAAATTTCGTATACATGTGCAGCTGAATCAGCGGAGAGCTGTTGAGCACGTCCAATGCTGCTCTGCTGAAATCCGGATCCTGATTGATTTTTTCAACCACAGCTTTGGCGACCATGGCCAGTGCATGAAACCCAATAGTGTAACCCACAGTTTGATTCTGATAAAACTCACTGTTCTGTATATCGGAAGCCAATTTCATGGGTCCCGAATCCAGTTGTGCTTTCAGCGGGTCAACAGAACTATCAAATTTTCTACTGGCTTTGAGTTTTCTTTTCAGTTGGTCTCGCTCAAATCTGTTTTTCTCAAAGGAATCCCTGATGGCTTGCGCCTGATCTTGGGTAATCAAACCCATGGTTATGCCCAACGTCAGAGGGGATTCACGTGTTTTTTCTTTCACCAATATATCAATCAATTTTTCCAGTTTCTTCACATGAGCTTTCTTTAGTAAATCACTGTTCTGATCCCGTAAAGTTTCTATCCCATCATAGATGTTGGATACGCTGGCTGTTGCACCTTTGTTGCCTTTGCTGCTGATTCCAATACGAACTCCGTCTGGGGTCACCAAATAACTGTCAACCAGGCCTGCATTCATAATGTTGGGAAATTCTATACTACAACTGTTCCAGGATTTACCCTTTAACAACGCTCGTTTAGCAGCATCAGTCTGTGGTATTTTGTTCATCCACAACATAATGGGACCGATGATCTCGCCCAGATCGTCACGAATTGCTGCTGTTTTGGATGCAGGTATAGAAAATTCAAATTTGCCTGTGTTTACCAACGTTTCCAGGTCCTGATAAATCTGTTTGCCCTGATCAGCATTTTGTAAATTGGTTTTAAGTGCATTCAAAATCGCCCTGGGATTGGCAAATTTTGTCTGCGTGGGCAGCAGATTAGTGGGTTTGAATCCGCTGAGATTTTTGAGAGTTCTTCCACCCTGAAAAATAAAACCACCCAGTTCGTTATTGTCCCACTGCCCCAAAGAGTCTGGATCAATTTTGGTAATCCATTTAACAAATGCAATTTTTTTATCACTGTCAACGACATTGAAGACTGCAATAGCAAACGCTCGGTACATGTTCTTGTACTCGTTGATTTGAGTTATATCAGATACATTTTGATCTTTCAGATTATCCAGTGTCTTTTTGTACTGGTCCAGTAGCTCAGCAGTCTCAGCTTGGCCATATTTGGGAAATCTTATGATTTCTTCTAGTCTGATTTCCACACCATCTTCATTGCGCCATAGATCATCACGCTTCCTGAACAAAATACCGCGTGATGCTTCCCTTAACAGTTCTTCAATAAGCATACAACTATTTATGAAAATTTCTGTACCAGCTGACCTGTCTGGCCAGTTGAACGCCTCGCTTGCGAGTTTCAGCATTGTCACTCTGCTTCATCCGGTTAGCACGGCTCTTTAGACGTTTGAGGTCACTGGCAGTGATTTTCTCATCTTTGCCTTTGCCAGCTTTGCGCCGCAAACTGCCAGGTCTGCTGCCGGGTTTGGCACGCTGAGTGAAATCCTCGATCACATCTATAGTGAATTCCGTTACCTGTTTGTGTTCAATATCAGTTGATTTCAAGTACTGTTGTAGGTTTTTAACACCAGTTTTGAATGCCCATCTAAGTCGGTGATCCTCGTAGGGATCACCACCGCTTACGTGAGCGGCGCCAGTGTCGGGATCAATAAACAAAGGAACTACATATTCACCCATTTCTGGCAATTTTCTAGTCCAAATAGCCACCGCCCCGGGCCAGTGTGTATCGTCACTGACTATAACCACATCCAACTCCTTGGACAACATTTGATAAATGTTAGCAGTTAAATTTTTACCACGGTAAGACGGATGGGTCCAGATTGTAGACGCCACCAGTGCTTTTTTATGATTCAGCATTTGTTCTGAAAAGCTAATACTCACTACGAACTCGTCTTCATCATCCAAAACCACAGCACGACGCTGTTTAGAACCAGAAAGTGTGATATAAGTTACTGTAATGTCGGGGAATCCTGGAAGATCATAATTTTGAAATCGTTCATATTTTAGCATTGATCGCAGCATTCTTTCCACACTGGGACTCATGAAGTCATCAGAATGACCACTATCAGCCATTTGTAAAATTTCATTTACTGGTTCTTCAGAGTCTGGTCCATGATTCATTGACTCAGAAAAATCGTCATCATCGTCATCTTGGTCCACACTCAGGTAGCGTCGTAGATTTTTTGTTCCGGTCTTGAATGCCAATCTCACTTTAAGGTCACTGTAGGGATCAACATTACTCACATAAGCAGAGCCACTGTTAATGTCAATGTAAACAGGTACTGGGTGTATTCCCATTTCTGGAAGTTTTTTAGTCCAGATAGCACGTCCACCGGGATAATGAATGTCATCGCTGACTATTATGGCATTGAATTTAGTTGATAGTTTTGTATAGATATTGGCACCTAGATTTTTTCCCCGGTAGTGTGGACTGGTCCAAATTGCGGAAATTATCAAAGCTCTTTTGTTGTTGAGCCAAAACGTGTACAGAGTAATAATACATACAATTTCGCGTGTTTTGGTTACAGCCACCACGTTGCGTTTTATGCCATCGCCAATAATATAGGCCAACGTGAGATCAGGGAATCCTGGGAGATCAAACTCATCAACAGCAACACCTCCCTGATCTATTTGAGCCAAAATTGCTTTCTCTTCTTCGGGGCTCAATGATGAGGAGTCTTCGGGTGGGTTTGGTACATAGTAAATTTCATTTACTTGATCTTCATCAATGGTTTTACTGGTGAATTTCAGCATCTGCTCCTGACTGGCTTGATTTGACAGCAAGGCTTTCAAACCTGGATGTAGCGGATTAGGCCAATCGCCATACTCAACCCAGCGGAAGCCCTGTGATTCCCAGTTTAGTTCAGGTTCAAATTCTTCATCAACCACTGCCAAAAAGTTATAGTAGGTATAACCTTTAGCAGGATCTTTGAATACATAGAGAGGAATCATTTCCACTGGACCCGAATACTCAGTCTCTTCTGCCATTTCTCTCTTGGCTGCTGTTCGTGCGTCTTCACCTGGGTCCATTTCGCCACCCCAAGTGCCCCATGTGTTAGGAACATTAACACCCTGACTACGATGATTTACACAAAATCTTCCAGTACTCTTAGCCACAATCAAGCAACCAGCGGCTT